AGGAAAAAACTTACCTTCGTCGAGACCATGAGGTACAACACCTAGTAGTTTTGGTTTGACGCCTTGAGCCAAAACTCTATTGGCTTGTTCGATTGTGAACGTGATCGAGAAATCCCAGTCTTTGATGTAAGCCAGCTGTGAGTCAATATACTGCTCAGAATCGATAGGAAAATACGCAATAAATTTAAATTTAAGACTGTCTTTTAAAAGATGTATCCTTTCCCAAACTTGGTTGCAAATCCATATATCATTTAAGACAATTACAAAATCAGGTTTTTCTTTCTGAATAATTGTTGGTAATCTGCCTATACCAAACCGATCTGCTGGGTTTGTCGTTCCCGCTGGGTAGACTTTAAAAGGTAGATCATGAGGATCTCCTTGGTAATTCATCCCATAACTAACAATTTCATGCTTCTTTGACAGATGCTCTAGAACACTGTGTGTCACTCTAGCAAATCCAGTGTTAGATAGAATATCGCCGTACCAAAGAATTTTTGCCATTAACGAGTAGAATCCTACTGATACTATACAGACATAACTAGATATGCCAAGCCGGGAATCTTTTGCGTATAGAAGAGCGTTAAAGCTAAGAGCAACAAAAGCTGTAGAAAAGGATACCTCTGAGTTAGATAGTGTGTTTGCGCGTGCTGCAGATGACTTTATGACATTCAGTACGTTGATGGATAAAGCGCCAGCTCCTCATATGCTCGAGTGGTATAAACACTTAATTACTGGAGAAAGCAATCAGTACCTTGTAGATATAGCTGGACCTAACTTAGATATTCTTGCGCCCAGAGGATCAGCAAAAAGTACTGTTCTAAACCTTTTCACAGCATGGATTATTGGCCGACACACGTCGAGAGGTATGCCGCTTCAGATAATTTACACAAGTTACAACATCGCTACAGCTATTCCTAAGTCTCGAATTATTAAACAAATTATTGATAGCTCTACTTTTAAAAAAATATTTCCTAGGTGTCAGCTTCGAGCTGGGATGCAATCAGACATTGGATGGAGTATTGACTTCGATTATGCAGGCATCTCAAGGGTCGGTGATGAAGAATTTACTTTACGTGCTGCAGGGCTGAGAGGTTCGATCACATCTAAACGAGCACACCTAGTCATTGTGGATGACCCGATCAAATCCAGTACGGATATTAAAAATCCAGCTATTAGGGAAGAAATGAACAACAATTGGAGTTCTGTGATTGCCCCGATTATTTTTGAAGGTGGTCGATCAATCTGTCTTGGTACGAGATTTCATCCTCTCGATATTCACAAGACAATGTTCAACCCTAAAAAAGGATGGAAACAGGTGATGCAGTCCGCAATTACTTATGACGACGAAGGGGATCCCGTGTCGTATTGGCCAGATCAATGGTCTACAGACTATTTGCTGGGGCAAAAAGAATTAGACCCTGTCGCTTTTGCGTTCCAGTACCAACAGCAACCAGTGATGTCTAGTGATCTGGTGCTCTCTCCAGACTTGCTTGTCAAAGGTGATGTTCTTACAGAGTTTGACTCTCTTGCAGTTGGCGTGGATCTATCCGCAAGCAAGAACGAAACTTCCGACTACACAGCGTTTGTCTTAGGAGGTAGGTGTAAAGATAAGTACTACATCATCGATGCGCAGCAAGTGCGCTCAATAGGCAACCTTGAGAAAATAGATCTTCTGTGTAAAATTTTGGTTGAGTGGGGCATCTTGCAAGAAGATAACGAAGGAAGATTCTTGCCTACCTACTCAACCTGCACTTTGGTAGTAGAAGCCGTGGCGTATCAAGCATCTCTATCCGCTGACTTAAAAAGAGTAATGCTTGGAGATTGGGGGTTAGGTAACTTGCATATCCACGAAGTTAAAGGTTTTCGCGGAGACAAGATTTCACGATTCCGAGGGACACTCGGCTTGCTTGAGAATAAAAAAGTGATTTTCAACAGATACCGTAAGTTTGATCAGCTTTTTGACCAGATCGTAAACATAGGTGCGACTACGCACGATGACCTACTAGACGCTTACACACACTTGGTTACGTTTTTACAACGACGAGGTAGTTTTGAAATTGAATATTAATTGATTTTTTGGGTAGTACTGTAGTAGCAGTGTTCTGGTTTTTTTGAGTTGAACAATTTAAAATTTCTAATTTTTGTCACAGCACACAACCCTTTGAACAAATTTGACGTGTTGTTGGAGACGCTCAGAGCATATCAAGATCTACCGGGCACACAAGACGTGAACATTATTATTGATAATGCACATGCAAGTGATGCGGTTGAGTTTCGTGAGTTATTAGATGCAAACTTAACGTTCGAGTCGTTAAAAATTGTTTGCGCCCCTGCTGAGTTTGATCAAGGTTACTTTCTTACATGGGCACACAAACCTATGCTTATCAATGCTGTTAAGGAAAAGTCTCACGATGTTTACTTGTACTCAGAGAATGACATGCTCTTTACGAGAGAAAATTTTGACTTTTGGTTTCGCTACAAAGACAAGCTAAAAAAAATTAATTACGAGCCATCGTTTTGTCGTTACGAAGAATTTGAAGATCAAAAAATTCCTTTTGATAACTATCGAAATTGGAAGCTAAATGGCCTAACAAAAAATGTGTGGGGCGACAGACCCTACAAAGTAGAGACTATACCTGCGCTAGATGATCAAGAGTTTCTTGGGTTTGTAACCTTAGGGAATCCATATTCTGGGATGATGATTCTGGATCAAGAAATGGCTGATATTTACATAAATTCTATAAGTGCAGATTTTGTACAAAGTTCTAATAGAGTCTCTTTTCGTTGCTGGCCAGAAGGTGACAGAAGTTCTTTAGGTACTTGTTTTGAGAACTTGCTTCCTGGGCAAGACCACAGGCGATTAGTTCCTATTGTGCGTAATGGTGACTCGGTTCAAATTGCTAGTTGCGGTTTGGTAAAACATCAGGACACTAAGTACAGCGAACAGTTGTCTCAAGGAGTAGATTCGCTGATAACAGTAGAGACGATGTTTGAACTCTGATTTTCAGGAAATGACTGATTTTGAGTGCAGAGTGAAAGATGCAGCTCAGTGTGCTCCCACGACAAGCCGCGTGGATCACCCTACGCATTACAACACAGGAGGTATCGAGACCATTGATTACCTGGAATCTGCTTTAACTCCTGATGAGTATGTAGGGTTTCTAAAAGGTAACATTTTGAAATATTTATCTCGTGAGCGCTTTAAAAACGGAATCGAGGACTGTAAGAAAGCAAAGTGGTACATGGACAGACTTGTCTCATTTAGCGAAAAAGCTTGAATTACAGTTAAAGTAGAGAGACGTACAGCAAGCGTATGAATATTAAAGCTTTTGGTTCTGTCTTTGGTCAGACTAGTAATCTTCCAATAGCCAGTGGTTTTCAGTGGCAACCTTCTGACGGCCAGAAAACATTTTCAACTTGCCGTGCCGTCTTTCTCGAAGCTGACTCATCGTCAGGCAAAGACGATGTTTATATCGAGTTTAGTGACGGTCCTGGTCAGTATATTCACCTTGAAAATATAGTAGCTGACCAAAACCTACCGTTTGCTCTAACTGGAATTAGCGGCGGTTCTCTTGAAGGCGCTATCGTTCTCTACTAAAGCTATGAATCCTTACGACAAGGCAGCTTTCGGCTTTGCGAAAGCATATCAAATGAATATGAGGGCAGCAAATGAGCAGCGTAGCGCTAACTCACCTTCAGACAATGCCTTTACAGAGGAGATGATGGATGAGGAGAAAGCTTTAAATTATTCTCCCTCAGGTATGGAACCAGCTCCTCCTGCGGATCAATACAATCAGTTTGGATCAAACGAGCAAGAAGAAGAGATGGCAGGGGCTAACGGCAATTCGGTCGCAAGAGCCAAAGCAAAGGTATCTAAATACCTCAGAGGGTGATTCCGAGGTAGTATGTTGTCACTGACGTGACTTCACAGTGCTTCTAGATTGCTTTCCTTATTTTAATGAACGTGAACTTCTTGAGCTGCGTATTCGGACGTTAGAAGACCACGTTGATGGCTTCTTAATTACTGACGCCAACAGAACACACAGAGGTGACGAGAAGAACTTTACGTGCCTAGAAGCAATTCGAGAGCTTGGTCTACCAGAGGAAAAGATTCAAGTCCTGCATGTAGAGCTACCTTCGTATGAAGAAGTCCAAGACCCCTGGATTCGAGAGCGTGGACAAAGAGATGCACTGGGTGTCGGTCTTGATTTGATGGACGATGACGATATTTTTATTTGTTCTGACTGTGATGAAATCGCTAACCCTGCTCGGTTTTCTGAACTTTTGGAAGTAGTTAAAGAGGAAAAAGAAAAGATTGTTAGGCTCAGCATGAGCATGCATTACGGTAGAGCTGATAGACAGCTCGTGTCTCCCACGGGGGAGTTATTCGATTGGCGTTGTGGGGTTGTAAGCACTGTCGGCAGGTTCAAATCTTTCGGTACTCTTTCTTCAATGAGATCCAGCACAGAGAATCACTATTTCGGGGAACGTGATGCAGGTTGGCACTTGAGCTGGATGGGTGACTCGGATAAACGAAAGACAAAACTTCGTTCTATTGCAGAGTATTACATCTGGGATCGCCCTGAAGTACAGAAACTGTGTGAGGATTTTGAACCTGAGGAAGGTAAAACAGATATGTTGGGTCGAGAGGATCATCTGTTGACTTCTTACCCTGTTGAAAATTTGATGCCTGAAGCAGTTAAACTAGAAAGAGTTAAGGCGTATTTACTTCCCGATGGCTAATAAAATGCCTCCCGAGCTTCTCGAAAAATTCAAAAAAAGTAGAGAAGAAAAGTCAGGTTCTAACGAAGAGGACCAAAAGAAAGATAAGCGTAAATCCGCTCTTTCTAAGGCTCGCAAAGCTAAAGAGATGAGTTCCAAAAAGTAATTCTAAGGAATTACAAACCACTGTGTGTTTATAGATGAGTTCCTCCGAAACTAGATCAGCTTTTACCGAGATTTTGGAGGCTTCACGCACTCAAGATCGAAGTAGCTCATCGTCCACGATGGTGGTCCTGAGTCATCTTCAGCAGATGATTCTGTTAATGATGAAAAAAGGCTTGGCCTTTTACTGTGACCAAGACACGTTTAAAGGTCGTACAAGATTTTTAAACGATGTGATCAGTCTTAACAAACTAGACATCCGATTCCCAGCAATTATCCGTAACTTTCTTATTGATGGTTGCGGTCTTTTTTACTTCAGACCTGACCCAAAACTGAAGTATCAAATTTATTTTTTTAACAAGAATCAATATCGTGTCTACCACGACATAAACGGGAACGTAGAAGAAGTCGTAATTGTCTATAGCTACAAGGTAAAGAACGCTTCTTTAGGTCTTCCTAGCGACACTTATGGTCAAAACAAAAGGTATGTTCGTCTAACAATTACAGCTAAAGAGATTACTGAAATTGAGACTGACAGTGAGCTTAGTTTTGAACTAGAGCCGGGTTCAGTTCTAACCCCAACTAAAAATCGACCTAACACACTGGGATTTATTCCAGCCGTGGAAGTGCTCAATAAACCAAATTCAAGTGGTACAGAAGGAGAAGGTGAGTTTGATCCTTTTATGGAACAGATTGTTTTACACAATCAGCTAACGAAAAACGTCGCTAAAAATATTGAATTTTTTGGTAACCCCACGCTTATTAGCTCTCGGCCACGAACCGACCTTGTAGAAGCAAACGACAGTCAGTCTACTTTTAGGCCCACTATTAGTAGTCAAAGTGGTTTTGCGGGAGCAAATCAACCGTCGACTCGGGTTTCTGAGCCGTTCGGGGCAGGTATGGGTTCAGGTTTACGTGTTCCGAGGATTATCGCCAACGTCGAACCTTCGGACCGTGTGGGTTATATGACCCCTGACCCAGTGTCAGGTGATATGAATCGATATATTCTCTTGTTAAGAGAGGAGATTAGAACAGCCTTAGGTGGAGTTGACGAGATCTCTATCTCCGCTGGTGCTACTGCCACAGAGATTAAAGGTTTAATGGGACGAGCCCAGGCAACGGCTCTTCGGAAAAACAAAGGATTTTTAACTTACGGCTTTAATCGTCTTCTTGAGATGATGATCTATCACCAAGAAGTAATTTTTCGAGAATCATTTGTCAGTTTGGCTGGGCTCAAAGAACCTAAACTCCCAAAAGAACAAACAGATGAATCAATTGAAAAATATCAGCAGTCACTTGTCAAATTTGAAGCTAAAGTAAATCAAGCGATGAAAGTCGCACTGGAGACTAATACAGTTCCTCCAGGTGTTGTCGGTCTACCTGAAGACGGAGAGCGCGAAGTAACCTACAGATTCCAAGGTGATGTCTACGAAGACACTGCCTACGACATCAACCAAAAATCGATTGTCGTTAGGAACCTGCAGGAGCTGGGTGTTGATAGCATAGAAGCTCTGAAGTTTCTTTTCCCTGAAAAGACTGATTCAGAAAGAGCTGAAATGTTAAAAGGCTTTCCTTTTAGGATGGTCCAACAAACACAATCAGCCATGCAACAATTTCTGGTATTATTAAGCCAGATGTTGCAGTCTCCGCATCCTCTTGCGCCTAATCAGCCTCTAGCGGCTGATCCTAGACTGAATATTACACCGCTCCTTTACAGGACGTTTGACCACCTCGCTGAAGAACTAACTTACTCGGGTAGCTATGAGCCAGCAGATCCAAGCTTCGATCCCGAGCCCGGTCTCCCCGGCGGCAGCCCCGGCGGTGGATCAGGGTTCGGTAGGAATGCCCCAATGGGTTCCTCAAACCCAAGCACCACCTATCCAGGCGGTAGCTTCGGCACCTACGCACCAACAGCCGTCGCAGGCGGCACTGGTTTCGGACCCTTCTACCAACAACCAGTACAGCCAGTCAACATCTCCATCCTCCCCCAGCAATCCGTGGGAAGCAGCGATGGGTTCGTTGGAGCGGGTGCTGAGTCAAGTCAACTC